ACAAGCCAGACGTTTAAAGCTTCTTTCTCTCTCGGATCAAACGTGTCATAAATCGTTCCAAATCTACTACATAAAAGATGGTTATTTGAGGCGATAAGAAGTACACTATTAGGATACATTCCTGACACCTCTCCTACGGTACCAAAAACGCCGTCTAAACGATGAAATGTTCTATCCAAGTATTTTATCACAAAATCTTTTTTATCAAAGAGAGTGCCCTCAAATTGGGCTAAATCACTAAGATAATCATAAACGTAGTCCCAACTTCTACCAGTTGCACACGAAATAGCCCTAATAACGCAGTCATCAGTGAATCTATTTACTGCATTTGCATTATAAAATTTATACATACTATCTCATAGAATTTTGTAAACTTTGCATTAATTCTTGCTTTTGTTGTGGCGTTTCGGCTTCTTCGTATAATACCATTATAAAGTCTTCCAATGCTTTAATCATATAATGGAAAGATTTATCTGTTTCTTCACTAGCACCATATCTATTGCGGTTTTCTTGATAACGTCCGTATTCTCCAGCCATTCTGTCTATTTCTTCTTCACCACGATATTTTGCGTCTCTACCACGTCTTCCGTATGATCCTTCTCCGTAGTTTCCATATCTTCCATAGCTGTTGTATCCTGCTCCTCTACCGTAATTCCCATAATTTTCGCCATAATTTCCATAATTTCCATACATATTTTCATCCTCCTTTGCTAAATGTTTTATTTTACTTAATTTATATAAGTAATCGATAGTATTAGAATTTAATTCTTCTTCTAGTAATTGTTTTATTACTTCTTCAGTTTTCTTAATTATTTGCTCTTCCATTATCATCACTTCCTTTCGTTAATAAACCAATTATTTTTTCATTTTGTTCTATTATTTTCTTTAAATATTTTTCGTCTTGTATTCTTAATTCGTTCATTAAATCACTATTATTAAAATCTTTTAATAATATACTAAAACTTAAAGCTTGTAAGTATAGCGAAGACATATCTATATTATTTTTCATTTTAGAAACGCACTTTTTCAATAATTAAGTTAATATTTTTTAAAGTTGGTGGTACTGTTGCTATTGGTGTATCTACTACTTCACTAACAGCGGCAACAGAACCTATTGTTAAAGTAACGTTTTCACGAGGGCATAGTCTTATACGTTTAGTAAATGATATATTTGTATACTCGTTAGGTGTTACTACTGCATTTGCACTAGCTCCTAGAACGGGAGTTCCGTTCTCTTTTAATGCTATTTCGATAGAGCCTGCAGTTGCTCCAGAAACATTAGCTGTAAATGTAACGTCATATACTGCTGGTTGGCAACAATTATCATTTCCTAAAATAGTATATTGTGCTGTTCCTTCTGTATGATTTAACCATCCGCTGCAAGTTGCACTTCTTGTTCTTAATTCATCATTTGAAAAAGTAATATCACTTGTATTTGTAGGTAATATTTGTATTGCATTATTTGTACTTTGTATCATTTTATCTTTTCTCCTTTCTTATTAAAAAAGAATAGGGCTTGCCTATTCTTATTGTGTTAGCAAGTTCTCGTAATCGAGTTAGTAGTAATCTACTCTATTGCTTAAATAAATTGACTTGTTGTGTTGTATCCACAGCCACATCCATTGTTTCCGTTACAAGTAAAGATAGGAATACGTCCATAGATAGGGGTACTATCGATAGGGCAGTCACGAAGACGGGCATAAGTATTGTTAACAATATCAGTGGTTTGTTGTGCTTGGCTTGCAGCTAAATCTTTAATTAAGACTTGACGTTCAAGTTCGTTTATACGATCTTGTTTACCGTCTAATTCAAGTTGACATAATTTATCGAGAATAGCCTGAGTATTTTGTGTTGCATTTGTTATGATATCTCTTGTGTTGTTAGCGTCAGCAAATCTTGTAGCATTTCCTTCATTTTGAATTATGTTTTGAGTTTGGCAGTTAGCAAGTCTATTTTCACAGCAGCAGTCACTAAATCTTGAATTTAATTGATTTAGATTATTTTGTAGATTTAATTGGTTAGTAAAATCTTGATTCATACTAGCGATTTGTCTATTGCAAGCTGCAGTCTCAGCAGTAAAGAAACCATTACTAATATTGCTATTAATACTTGCTGTTGAAGAACATAGTGCATTACTTAATGAATTAATAGCGTCACGATTTCCTTCTAGTTGATTACTTAAATGGAGAGTGTCAAAACCATTGTTTGTGTTTTGCATAATTTCTTTTTGTCCGTTTGATAACCATGCGTAGCCATTATCAAAACCATTGTTACCAAAGAAACTACCGTTTCCGTTGTTACCACCCCAGCCGCCAAATGCTAGAAGTAAAAGTAAAACGATCCATCCATCACCACCTAGAAAACCATTACCACCAAAGCCTCCACCGTTCCCATACATCATAGGATATGGATAAAAGCCACTACCATTATTAGTAGCTAATTCTACTGTTGGTTGAATACCGTTATTCATAAGGTCCTCCTTTCTTAATTTTTATATCTAAGACTATTTAGCCTTGATACCATATTTATTTAATTCGTCATTAGATATTCCAAAGCCATTAGCAAAGTTGATAAAGCCATTCATTTGGTCTTTAGAATATCCTTTAGTCATTTCACTTATTATTTGTTTTGGATCATTTTGATTTCTTAGAAGATTTTGAAATTGTTGAAACATTTGAGGGTTCCTCATTTTCATTTGATTCTCTAACTGATTCATTAGTATTTGTTTTGGGTTCATATTCTTTTAGTCCTTTCTTCAATTCTTCTACCTGTGCCATTAAAAACTCAATTTTAACGTCTTTTTCGTCTTTTTCGATTATTTCCTTTAACTCGTATGTTTTTACGTCTCCCTTAGCGTTTTTAAGCCATAAAATACTCATATCTCTACTAAAGAATGGAGTATCAGTAATAATCATGTATTTTTTAACTTCATCTAATGAATTTGCATATCGCATTACTTCATGACTATTAGTTGGAGTAATTTGGAAATTCTGTGTAAGATTAGTTGGTTGAGGTTGTTGTAATTGACCTCGTATTTTCTCAAGTTCTGCAATTTGATTATTTATCCTGTCTATGCTTAATTGAGGGTTAAAATAAGAATTGTTATACATATATCCTCCTAATAAAAAAAGAAGACAACACCTTAATTATTGTTTTAAAATAATATCAGTATTTCTCCTTTCAAGATTATCGTAACAAAATAAAAAAGAGATAAACTCCCACGTTTACCTCATTTTTTTCGTTGTAATAAATTCAATTTTATAAGCTCTAATTGTTTATAAACTTCATACTTATTCTTTAAATCATTAACAGTCCTAGACACATTACTATAACTTTGTTTTGTTTCTATAGACATATTCACATAGGTATCACCTCTTATATACCTATCTAAAATGTCCTTTTCATTATCTGTTAATGTTACTTTAATAATAAAGTCGTCATACAACTGTTTAATTGCTAAATCTTCTTTCATACCTTACCCACTAACTTAATACTATCATTTTTTACTAGTACAATAGTTTCATTTTTAGTTCAAATTTTTGCTCGAGTGGTATTTATATTAAGTATTTTTTTATGTAAGTAAATAAAAAAAATATGCAATTTTATGAAAAGTTATGAAATGTTATGCAAAATAGTATAAAAAAAGAAAAGAATTACATAAAACTCTTTGTCTTTTCAAATATTTCTTTTCTTCTAGTACATATAGTTCTATAAGAACAGTTATTATTAATTGCTATTTCTTTTGTTTTAACTCCATTAACTAAATCTTTTAATATGTTTTTATCTCTATTTCTTAATATGTTACTTGCCATTATGTAATTATATGCTTCTTTAGTATAATCAAAATAATATTCTATAGTTTTCATTTATCTACCCTTATGTTATAACCATATTTTTTGTTATAACTTTTATATTCAATAATTTTAATGTTTTCTAATTTTATAGCCTCGTTATAAGTTAAACCCTCAGCTAATACATTATGATTAATGTTATTCCAACCATAATATAAAATATCTTTAAACATCTCTGCGTTGTCTTGATAACCAAGTCCGCTTTTCCACCTTTGTTTTAAATCGTTAGTTATTCCTATATATACTTTGTTGTTAGGAAAAGTATGTATATAAACATAATAATTGTTTTTTAACATATCATTTTCATTTAAAAAATAATTAATTTTATTAATCAAAACATTTAATCTACGATATACAGTCCTTTCACTAACATTGACGATGTTAGATATATCTTTAATGGTATACCCCTTTAAGGACATTTCTAAAATTAGTTTTTCGTTTTTCTTTTCATTAAATAAATATTTTGACATTAAAAGATCATATTGTTCTTTGTTTAATTTAATTCTTTCCATATATCCCTCTCAATTTCGCATATTATAGGGGCATACTTATTTTTTGTCAAACAAAAAGAAGTAGAATAAACTACTTCCCTACTACATTATAGGTTTCCCTATACAATAGAATAGATATAATAGTAAAATCGAATTACTAGAAATATGGAAGTTACCATATTTTACGATAAACTTTCATTGAACTTGATGTAATTTGGTCGACTAAATTACGTTCGCAATTTATCAAACTAACCATAGTTTATATATCTACTCAATTACATTATAACACATTTATTTTAAATAAGCATTACTTACCCACTTATTTACGTCTATTTTAGCCCAACCAGATTCTACATAATAAACTTTCACTTTAGAGCCTTTTTTAAGACTACCTACTACTTTACCTTTAGTAGATTTATCATTACGAATATTTAATACACTTGCTGTTACAGTCTTTGTTTTGGGTTTATATATGTAAGTTAAGTAAGTGCTATGCCCCTTTTTCTTATCACTAGGAGCTTTTAAATCTTTAATTGTTTTACTCATAGAATAGTGTTCGTCACCATACCATTTACGAGGTTTAGTATCTATATGAATATTACCAGTGGATA